ATTTTACATAGGATAGAACATGGCAACTGAACGAAACCCATACGATAAGATACCAGAGGAAATAGGAAATGTAGTTCCTATGGTGTCAGAAGATGAAGAAATGAATGCTACCTTTGAAGTTGATCCTACTGATGGTGGAGTAATAGTAGACTTCTCAGAAGAAGAGAATATACAGATGTCTCCTTCTCAAGATATAGAAGAATGGTATAATAACTTAACGGATACTCTGGAACAAGAAGACCTAGATGAGATAGCTGATCAAGTTATAAATAGTTTTCAAGCTGATAAAGATTCTAGGGCAGAGTGGGAGTCTATGTTTGAACGTGGCTTCGATCTGCTAGGTCTTAAGCTAGAGCCGGGAACAGATCCCTTTGATGGCGCATGTACAGCCGTACACCCATTGCTCATAGAGTCAGCCGTCAAGTTTCAATCCAAGGCTTCGGCAGAACTCTTCCCTGCCAGTGGTCCTGTCAAAGCTAACATCTTAGGTAAGGCTACTCCTGAAAAAGAAGCACAAGCCAACAGAGTACAGAACTTCATGAACTATCAGGTAACTGAGCAGATGCCAGAATACTTCGATGAGTTTGAAAGAATGTTGTTCCATCTCCCCTTGATAGGTTCTGCCTTCAAGAAGGTTTACTATAGTGCTACACTGAGACGGCCTGTCTCTGAGTTCATTCCTATTGATCAGTTCTATGTGTCTTACTATGCAACTGATCTTAGAAATGCTGACAGATACACACACCTGATCTATCGTAGTCCTATTGACATGGAGAAAGATGTCAGGGCTGGTGTCTACGATGACGTAGAGCTACCAGAACCAGATGAAATTAATGTTACAGGATTTACACAGAAGATGGATACCATTATTGGTTTATCTCCTTCTTCTGATAACGATCCACAATACCTACTACTAGAGCAGCATTGCTATCTCGACATAGAAGGTACAGATGAATCACTTCCTTATATTGTTACAGTCATAGAACAATCAAGGCAAGTGCTAAGTATTCGTAGAAACTATGAACAAAAAGACCCGAACAAAGAAAAGCGTAGTCACTTCGTACACTACCGTTTCGTGCCGGGGTTTGGTTTCTATGGATTAGGCTTGATACATTTCCTAGGTAATCTCACCATGAGTGCGACTGCTGCCATGAGGTCTCTCATAGACGCTGGTCAGTTCGCCAATTTACCGGGTGGTTTCAAGGCTAAAGGGTTGAGAATGGTCGGAGATAACGATCCAATCTCACCCGGTGAGTTCAAGGAGGTTGAAGCAACTGGAATGGATCTCTCTAAGGCTATTATTCCCCTGCCTTATAAAGAGCCTTCCTCAACTCTATTCCAGATGTTGAATTTTGTAGCTGCTGCTGGTCAGCGGTTTGCAGACAGCACAGAGCAAGTTATCTCTGATGCTGCCTCCTATGGACCTGTCGGAACTACGATGGCTCTTCTAGAAGCCAGCAGTAAGTTCTTTAGTGCAATCCATAAGCGAGTACATAAATCTCAGAAGGATGAATTTAGAATCCTAGCTAAGATAGACTTTGATTATCTACCAGAAGAATATCCTTATGATGTTCCTTATGAAGATCGTAGTATATTCAAGAAGGACTTTGATGGTCGTATAGATATCATACCAGTATCTGATCCTAACATACCTTCCAACGCACACCGTATGATGATGGCTAATATGGCATTACAGATGTCACAGCAGTCACCACCCGGTATGTTTAATCTGGAAGCTTTGAATAGGACAATACTAGAAGCAGCCAACATGCCTAATCTGGAAAACATCTTGCCTCAAAAAGTTGAACCTCAACAGATGGACCCAGTATCAGATATCATGGCTGCAACCAAGGGTATCCCTATTGCTGCCTTTCCAGGTCAGAACCATGAAGCACATATGCAAACTAAGATGGCTTATCTTCAAGATCCTAAGAATGGAGCTAATCCTATCATGCAACGAATAGCTCCAATTCTGGAAGCTAATATTCAAGAGCATTCAGTTATGCTCTATCAAGAGCAGATGAATGGTGTAGCACAAGAAGCTATTAAACAGTTACCACCAGAACAACAGCAAGATCCTTCTGTAATAGAAATGGTAATGGCACAAGCTGCACAACAAGTTATGAATGCTAATCAGGCTGCTGGCATGGCTCAGTCACCTGAACAGCAACTTGTAGCTCTTGAACAAGCTAAAGTTGAATTAGAAAAACAGAAGCTACAACAAGATACAATTATACAAGCTGCTGAAATGGAACTTAAAGAGAAACAACTTGAACTTGATGAGAATGAACAAATAATTGATATGCTTAAAACAGGTTCAGCAACTGAATTTAAGAAAGAGAAAGCTAAACTAGATAGAGAATCTAAGAAGGAACTTAAGTCAATGGATGTTCTAGGTAAGTTAGCAGTAGAAGAAGAAAAGCAAAATGCTACTCATGTAAAGCCCGGACCAGTACCTATGGGTGATCCATTCACAGGTGCAGGTGGAACACCAGAAGTATATGGTGACAATCAACTTGTAGGTGCAAACAACGAGTGGGATAAAGATTCCTATGTAATGCCAGAACCAATCAGAGGTACTAAGCAAAACTACAAAGGTGGTAAACTACTCTAATGGAAATTTGGGATGAAGTAATAAAGGAATTTAATCTAGAGATTAATAACCTTCGTATTTCATTAGGAAACGGAAGTGCAGAAGATTATGCACACTACCGTCAGGTTGTTGGATCTATCTCTAGTCTGGAATGGGCTAGAAATAATCTAACAGATATTATTAAAAAACGAACATATGGAGATGAAGACTAAAATGCGTGAACAACATTTAGGTAAAGCAGTTAAGAATGATGCATGGATTACAGATAAAAAAGAAGTAGCAGACCCAGAGGTATTGCCAGAACTTCCCGGTTATCATGTACTCATACGACCTGTATCAGTTAAGAGTAAAACTAAAGGTGGTATTATTATTCCTGACTCTACTAAAGATGACATATCTTATCTAACAACCGTAGGTAGGGTAATAGCACTAGGAGATCTAGCTTATCTTGATAAAGAGAAGTTTCCTGCTGGTGCTTGGTGTAAGGTTGGTGACTATGTTTCTTATGGAAAACTAATAGGAACTAAGCTTTTTTATAAGGGTGTACGCTTTATTTTACTCTTTGATGACCAGATAACCATGCGATTAGAAGATCCCAAAGATCTTGATCCTACATTTAATTTGAGTAGTATGTCTAATTAATTTGGGAAATCGTTAATTATATGATATAATATTAACAATACGTAATTCGTTTGTTTCGTAAACAACGGAAGGATAATAAAATGGAAGAAGATAATTGGAACACAGTCAGTGTTCAGAATGAAGAGCAAAAAGAACAAATTGAAATTGAATTTGAAGAAGAGCCTGAGAAAGAACCTGAGATAAAGGTACAGGAAAAAGAAGAAACTAAAGTAGAAATAGAACAGGAAGAAGAAGTTAAAGAAGAACCTGTTCAAGAAAAAGCTGAAGCTCCAGAGTTAGAAGGTATAGAAACTAAAGGAGCAGAAAAAAGAATAAGAAAACTTATTCGTGAACGTAAAGAACGTGATGAACATATTCAAGCTCTCATCCAAAAAAATGAGGAACTAAATCATAGCCTCAGAACAAAAGATAAAGAAGTAAATGTGCTAGGTAAAACTAGTCTAGATATTTCTCAGAAACAACTAACTGATAAGATAGAATTAGCAAGAGCAGTTTATACTGAAGCCTTTGAAGAAGGTGACAAAGATAGAGTTCTGAAAGCACAGGAAATGCTTAATGATGCTCAGATAGATCTTAAGAGTGTGACTGCTGCTCAAAATAATTATCAAGAGATACAGGATGTACCACAACAACAGGCACAACCTCAACCACAAAGATCTCAAAGAACTGATCCAAGAGCAGAGAAATGGGCTGCTGATAATGATTGGTTTGGAACAGATAATGTTATGACTGCTGCTGCTCTAGCAATAGACGCAGAGTTAAAAGGAGAAGGATATGATCCAGAAGATCAAGACTTCTATCAAGAAATTAATCAAAGAATCCAAACGGCTTTTCCACAAAAGTTTGGAAAAAGTCAAGACCGTGTGCAGGAAAATACGTCACAACCTGCTCAAGTAGTATCGGGGGGGTCACGTTCATCCCCGACTAATTCTAAGAAAGTTAAACTAACGAAAGAAGATGTTAGGTTAGCACAGAAATGGGACATACCGCTTGAAAGATATGCTGCTGAGAAATTAAAAGTTGATGACACAGACGGCTATACAAACATAACTTAACGTGGGAGATAAAGAATGACAACACGAAATGAAGTACGTAGTAATACAAGTAGAGAAGCAAATACAAGAGAAGAAGAGTGGACCTTTGAGGAGCCAGATGCCCTCAAGATACCTGATGAGGTAGAAGCAAGATTTGACAATGACGGAATGTCATTACGATGGTTACGCATATCTGTAAAGGGACAAGATGATATCTCTAATATAGGCAAGAAGCAACAACAGGGTTGGGTATTTGTCACCCCTGATGAGGTTCCTGAACTTGCAATTACATCCTTCGTAAGGAAAGAAGGCCGTTACACTGGAACAGTCTGTCGTGGAGACGTAGCACTGGCAAAGATGCCAAGTGGAAAGGTAAAGGCCAGAAGGAAGCATTATGAGAATAAATCTAATGAAATGATGGATGCAGTAAATGCACAACTCATGAAAGGAAATAACTCTCGTATGCCGATTTCAAATTCAAGTAAATCAGTAAGAACCACAGGAAGGCAACCGTCTTTTCAAGACTAGCCTTTCTCATAACTATAGGAGAAACACATGTCTACTACTAAAGCATTTCGTGGCTTGACTCCTGCTCGTATGATTGGTGGTGGCTATAACAATGAAGCTGTGACGGATGTTATCGCATGGTCTTCAACGGGATTAGCTGGCACACCAACCAATAATATTTTCACTGGTGATCCAGTAGTACTTCCGGGTGCAAACTTTGCAACAATAAGTCCTTTTATTGCTGCAACGCTTAAACCTTCTGGAGTATTTATGGGTTGTCAATATGTTGAAAATGGAGAACAAAAGTTCTCACGTTATTGGACGGGTGGAACTAGTGCCTCAGATATCCACTTCTTTGTGATTACGAACCCAGATCAAACGTATCACATTCAATGCTCTACTACTCTGTCAGCAGCAGAAATGCTGATTGTAAAGAATTATAATGTTACAGTCAGTTCTACTGCTTCTTCAGGAAGTACCACTACTGGTCAGTCCAGCTACTACATGGATGCTGCATCAGGTACAGAAGCAGTTGCTGCTGTTCGTGGTATTGGAAGAGCAAAATTTCCTGACGAGAAAGATACAGATGCGTATCCAATCGTTGAGGTTTATCTTAACACTCACCGTGATCGTTACGTCACGGCAACAGCATCTACTGCTTAATAGGGAGGATTTATTATGGCTATAAATAGAGCTAGTATTAGTAAAGAACTCCTACCCGGCTTAAATGCTGTGTTTGGAGTTGAGTATGGGGAGGTTAATGACGAACATAAGCCTCTTTATGAAATAGAAAACTCAGATCGTGCTTTTGAAGAAGAAGTACTATTCACCGGATTTGGCTCTGCGCCAACTAAAGGTGAAGGTGCTGCTGTTACTTATGATGACGCACAAGAGAGTTA